GCGGGAGATGCGCTGCGAAGCACATCTCCCATGGTCCCCCCGAAAGGGGACCGCCCGCTGTGGACTGGACCTAAAAGGATCTGGTCCATAACGGAGGAGAGGCTATTAGACCTCCCGCGGGGATTACTCCCCGATCACCCCCTAAAAGGGTGACCCGTACCCGAGCTTGATACCGACGTGCTCGGGGCGTCCAGAACGCTCCAAGTGCTCGTTATCGACGTTCGCATCGCCGAACGAGGCTCCTAGATACGGTTCTGGCCATTGGCCAAAACCGAACCAGGGTTTCCTCAAAAGACACTTGAGAAGGGCACCTGCCCCATCGAGTTGATCGAATGGAGACTTGGCTACCACACGGTAGCCCCTGACGAGGGGACTGTGGTAATTCGGGTCAAGGCGCTGGAATTGATAACCCAGAGCGGATTCCCTACCCAACACAGGAGACGTTGGTGCTACATTTGGAAACTCCAGAAGGAGATTTCCTAGGTAGTCATCCATAAATGCCGCTGATTTCCAAAGGCCTGCCCAATAAAGGCGGTTCCTGAGAGAAACAGAAGCAATGATTCCTGTTGCGTCCTGCCGTTGTGTCGGAAGTACCTCGTTGACCTTGACAATACTTACGTCTTGGCCTTCAAAGTATTCCCGTCCGCAAGACTCCCTGAACCTTCCGGTCCAGAATGACTTGCCATCGTTAACTACATACCCGAAAAGGTGTAGTTCGTTGACAACGGACAGTACATAGTCCCTGGGAACGATAATATCGTCCCCAAAGACACGCACCGAATCACGAAACTGCAAAACAGAATCGTGAGTAAGCGGAGTGTTGAGCTCCCTTTCTATCCCCAAGAAGCACAAAGTCGTAAAGACCATGGCTTCGAACGGGAAGCAGAGAGCCGAACCCATAGACGCGAACTTAGCCAAACGGATAATACCGTGGCCGGGTACGTCAGCCTTGCGGGACCTGCATGCATCGACGGCCTGAAGCAAATCAGGAACGCCGGACAGCAAGGCCCGTACATGCTGATTGGAAACACGATCAGATGCCTCACTTAGATCAAGTGTGGCGAGGTCTCCGCTGAGAGAACCTCTTGATGCCATTTGCCTATTAGGCTCTTGGTCATCGAATCCGACGATGTGGGAGAGGAAGTCATCCTCCTTAACCACATCCACGATCACACGCATCAAGGACTGCTGTGCATATTGCATGCAAGCAGGCTCGATAGCGATGATACGAGGAGTTTTCAACGTTTTAGGTACAGTGATAACCCTAACGGGCATCTCTGCGCCAGGTTCGAGGAGAGTAAGCGTCTCATCTAGATCGTTAAAACGATCATTGACGATAAGATGCTCTCGAGCCGGGAAAACCGACTCGAGACGAGTGGTCCAGGTTCGCAGATTGTACTTAGCATTACTGCTAAGACGGTCTGCGACAGCGCCTGGACCATGCTTTGGAACTGTTCGACACCAGTGGACCTCACGGGCCACTATGTCTAGCAGATCTCCGAAAAGCAGATTGCCAACTCGCTGGAAATCGGCCATATAGGCTTCATCCAGAAGAGAGTCATTCCTCCTTATCTCCTGCTCACATTTGACATACTCCGACATTGCTCGTCTCTCACGACGCGGTGAAACCACCGCATGAGCTGACCCTTTCGGGTCTTCTCGAGGGAGAGCGATCTTACTAAACGAAAGCGTTAGCTGACGAATAGCATAGATTGCTTCAATGTCGGGGTGTTCAAACAACACACCACTAGTAGGGTCGAACACACGTTCAAGGAAACCCCGTAGAAATACGGGGAGCCCACTACGACGATGCTTCCGAAAGGAAGTCACGTCAGAAGGAACGACGAAACCTTGGTCAAGCCATTTTTGGATGACTTTTCCATAGTTCGCCAGGGTGATCGCCAAAAACGACAACCCCTCGCGTTCGACTCTGGCCTCGACAGTTTTTATGTCGAGGTCGGCGCTAGTACGGCATCTTACGGCCAAGTCAAAGGCCGTAATGGACCAGAGTGACGTCAGGCTATTAATAGTCCCTCCTTATCAGAGGTGGCTAGACCCTAGCTCTGTCGTCGGAAGACTACCTGCCATTACCAAACTGAGCAGTATCCTGGAGGCGTTTTACGGCCTGAAGGAAGTTCTGCAAAGCCAAGTATTCAGCAGGAGTGCGGGAGCATTTGACACCCGCATTTACGACTACCCAAAGAACGAGACCGTTTTCGCGGTCGTCGCTCTTGGCTAGAAGTATAGAATTCCTATTCACTCCTTCAACCACCACACATATGCGTGATGGACAAGAAGGTATTCCCTGCCAGATAGGCAAAGTTGATGAGTGCCACGGCAACAACGACGAACTTTTTGCTCATCGTTGGCTGCGGTTCATCAGTGAGGCGTCGGCCATAAGTTCTATGGCCAACGTTACGATCAATAGAACGACGACCCTTTATTGGGTTACGCTCATGATCGTACCGATCAGGCGACTCGCTCACAAGGGAGCAACGAGTACGAGTCTTACGACTCGCCACCCAAAAGCTTCACAATGAGCGCGTCCGAAGTCGCGGTATACAGGGTCTTCAGACCCGTATACAATGCCAATTGCTCGGCATTCGAGAACCCGGCGCCGACGGCGGGCAGGTCGAAGACCATGTAGTTACTCATGGAAATCTTCCTGTTCTCCACCGGCTTGAACGGGTCAGGCGCGATCTTCGAGAGATCGACCCGCAACATCCTCCTCGTACGCGACTTGCCAGCCTGGTGGCTGGCGGTCACGACGATGAGTCCGTCCGCTGACTGGTACTGCGTCTCCGTCCCCTCGGAGTCAACTCTGGGGAGCGGAGTCGTCACGCCAGACAGCGTAAACGAAAGCGGATCGGTGAATGACATAAGCATCACTCCTAGGAGCTGAGCTCCCATTTGGCGCTGCGTGGGTAAACAACATCTACTCGCGCCACCTGGATATACCAAGTGCTACAAGTATCGACTGTTGTAGGGCAGTTAGACCGCCCCACTTCAGTCCAAAACCATACGGTGTTGCCTTAAGACGTCTTCTGGTTTCTGAAACCATATGGACGTTTGGGGGATACACAGGACCCGAACGGAAACGATCAGGCCCTGCGTACGTATACACATACTCAGAGAGCGTATGCTCCATGATGTATCCGTACACCAACACTTGATTGTCGATAATCCAGTTATCGAGGTTCTTTGTAAGATCCCCGACATTGCTGAACCAATCGACAGCCCAGCTCCAAGGAGCAAGGTTCCAGACTGCACCCGGCGTAGCTCTTGCCCCAACCAATTTCTTGGCCAGGATAATTTTACGCGCCACCGAATCCGTAGTAGGTATTTCACTACTAGGAGGAAGGTAGTACGTGAACGCACCGGAAAAGTACTGGAGTTTCGTAGTTGTTTTACTACGATAAACCTTGCCGCTTGCAGGAAGGTCCCATCGACGAAGCGGGCTGGCGTCAGCTGCGATCCAAGGATCGAGCTTATCCAGATAAACCGACGACTCGGTGGTGACCTTGGCTGGGAAACCGTACCTGCGACGAACCACTTTGCCAGAATCACGCAAATACTGGGAGATAATCCCATTAGCGTGACTAATGGAGTGTGCCAACTGGCGCACATCATTGACAAAGGGCAGCCAACCGAACTGGAAGTTCAAATGCTCATCCGCAAGCGCCTTACGACGCATAGCGGGTGACATAGAACGAAGGCTCTTAAGAGAGCCTCCAACTATTCTGGGAAGACCTTCCCCAGAAAGTTCACCTAGAAAGGTTGACAAGTCGGCGCTGGGATTGGAAGGACTACACCTAGCAATTGCGGTAGTTCCAAGAGCGCGCAATTCAGCATCACTGCTGTTAGCGAACGCAGGGAATTCACACAATGAAGGTGAACAAGGCAAGATCGGTCCGATATAACGGGCGTGATTGACTTGAAAAAAGTCCGACGGTTCAATTCCAACGAGTTCCCGGGGAGAGGTATTACCCTCAACCCAGGCATATCGTTTAAAAGAAGAGAATTCGCCACCAATATCAGCGAGAGGGTGTCTGCGGCGATAAGCCGCATTCAACCATTCAGGATGGTTTTCTGACGCAGTGATCTGCGACCCAGAAAGGTAACGAGCATACGTGACCCCAAGATCACCAGTATTCGTTCGGCTAATAGCCGAACTACCACCAGGACTTGAAACCCACGTTTCGATAAACCCCGTTCCCGGGGCTCCGTCGATTGGGATGGTACGACTTTTGGTCGTACTCCCCATATGCCTCCTTTCCAGCCAGCAAGCTATATGGTCCTGTAGGGGAAGTATTTCCCCTAGATCACTTCCAACAATGGAAGGATAGACACTAGATGCAGACGTGCGGCCCCTTTGGGGAACCGCATTCGCTGCACACAGTGGGGTCGCCAAGGTCATTGCTGACCATGGTGAAGCGGAGAGTCATAGACTCCCCGCTTTCTGGGTCGAGAACGTCCCTTTCGGATACGGACTCGACATGGAACACCGGGATTACCCCGGAACGATCGGAATGCTTATGCATAACGATCCTTTCTGGGCAAGAGCCCTCTAATCCTTCCACCATAGGAAGGAGATGCTGTACTTAGCATGCGGGCCCCTTACGGGGTCCGCG